CTCGGTTTTGCTAAAGTTCGTTCTAAATAGTTGTAAAAAGAAAGATAAATGGGAAGAAGCGCAGCCAATAGAAGAATAGCAGCAGAAAAAGCATCATCTCAATCGCCACCTAAATTAGCTTCTTTTAGAGAAGATGCTGGGGAAAATAGAGCACTGCAAGTGCAGAACGGAGCTAGTGCAAGAGCTCTTGCAGAAAGTGGTGGGGCAGGTCCCTTTGCTGACATTCGTGGTGGAAAAGCAAACCCTATAACAACAGCAAAAAAAGGGGCAAAAGCTGCTACTCAACCCACCAAACCAAAATATAATGAACAATCTGTAAGACCATCATCTAAATTTGGTCCATTTAGATATCCAAAAAAAGAAATACACGCAAAAACAGATTATTTACAAATAGATGTTTTACAATATAAACCAGCAGGTCTTGACTTAACTAAACAAAAAAATCAATCGTTAAAATCATTAAAAACATCTAAAGGAAATTATAATAAAAAAGAAGACCTACTAGGAACAATATTTTTACCAATACCACAAAATATTTCATCAACAAATTCTACGGGTTGGGGTGAAGATAGTATAAATTCATTTGAGGCCATGGGTCTTGGACTTGCGGCTGGTGCGATGACTGCTGATAAGTTTTTCGAAGGAATAGGCGGAGCACTTAAAGGAGGAGCAGAAGGAGTGAAAACAATAGCACAAAGTGGTGAAGCACAAGGATTAGCTAATGCATTTTTTGCTTCGAAGGTAGTAAATGCATTGGGAGGAAATACTAGTTTTGAAGGGGTTTTAGCAAGATCAACCGGACAAATTTTAAATCCAAATACAGAACTTTTATTTAATGGCATAAAGTTAAGAAGTTTTAACTTTTCCTTTAATCTTGCTCCAAGAAATGTTGGTGAAGCAGAGGAAATCAAAAATATTATTAGAGCTTTAAAAATAAATATGTCACCATCAACAACAATTGAAAAAGGAACTAATGCAACTGGTATATTTCTCCAGTCTCCAAATGTATTCCGTCTAAAATATATGACTGGAAGCTCTGAGCACAAATTCTTAAATAAATTTATTATTGCGGCACTTACGAATGTTCAACTCAATTACACAGGTTCAGGAACTTATATGACATATAACGATGATGCCAAAACACCAGTTCATATGGTGATGCAATTATCATTCCAAGAACTAAATCCAGTTTATGCAGAAGATTATGATATTGGCAGTGGTACATTAGGAGTAGGATACTAAAATGGGTTATTTCAGAGAACTACCAAATGTAGAATATCAGTCATTTTTGTCTGATGCAATTTCATCACAAGATTACCTAAAAGTCAAAAACTTATTCAGAAGAAATAAGTTACGTGATGACTTACAAAATGTTTTTACACTCTTCAATAAGTATGAAATCGTAGAAGGTGCCAGACCTGATACAGTGGCAGAAGAGTTTTATGGTAAGGCAGATTTAGATTGGGTAGTCTTAATGACTGCCGGTATTATTAATGTAAGAGATGAATGGCCTTTATCTAATTACCAATTATATAAGTATACAGAGAATAAGTATGGTATTGCAGGTTTGTATGACATTCATCACTATGAAACTGAGGAAGTCAAAGACTCAAATGGTAGATTAATTCTTCCGGCAGGTAAAGTTGTTGATAAAGATTTTAGTTTTTATTACACAGATGTTAATACCAGTATCAATAATACCTTTGGGCAATTACAATCCATAAATGTAAATAATGGAGGAAGTGGATTTGTTGATGGAACTTATCCGGATATCCAAGTAACTACTGGAGGAATTGGTATAGGTGCAACATTTACTGTTACTGTTAGTGAAGGAAAAATTGAAAAAGAAAACATCATAGTTACTACTGCTGGAAAAAACTATGATTTAGGCAATAGCATTTCGTTTATAGGAATTGGAACTACTGCAGGAACAGATACTGAAACTGAAATCTCAGTGAATAGGAGATTTACTAATACTAGAGGTGTTACAAACTGGGAGTATGAAACAATTAAGAACAATAAAAAATCCTCGATTTATTTACTAAAGCAAGGATATTTACAACAATTTTTAAATGATATGAGAGAGATTATGACTTATGGTTTATCCTCAGAATATGTGAACGAATCACTGATTAGAACTGAGAATACCAAAGTCACAACCTCATACTAACTCAATCTGCTGCGAGTGCGGCAAAGTATGAGAGTGTATCATCATCGTCATCAGTCTTGGTAGAAGAAAGGTCAGTCAGTTCTTCCTTCATTGATTGAGGGACAGGATTTGATTCATCACGATTCTGCTGACGGAACTCTTCTTCTTCCTGAACGGATTCTTGGTCTTGGAACTTAGTCGTTCCTTTGAGTCCGAGAACATAATCAAGACGCTTCTTCAATTCATCATAAGACTTGAATTGATCGGGAGCAACAAAATCTTCGAGAGAATACTCTTTCTTCCAGATTGCTTCCATTGCTTCATCATCTTCCAGAAGTGTATCCTGACGGGCAAACTCCGAAGAATCATAGTTACGATAACCGGCAACATTCTTTGCCTTCAGTTTGAAGTTAGCACCCTGCCAGAAGTCAAATGGATCGATTG